CGAGAGTGTAACTCCCTGCTTCCAGCCCGTAGAAATCGTAGCGGAACTGGTCTGTTTCATACTGAGCAACAACCTTGCCTTCATCGTTGTACACGTACAGTTTGAACATCAGTTTTTTGGTGGTGGTAGCTGTCTCCCATGTAGCAGTAACCTGAACAGTCTCAGAGTTGGTGTTGATGATGCGCAGGTTCTCTACGTTCGGCACTCGATACCCGTTCAGTGTATCGTTGGGAACTTCAAACACGGCACCTTCATCAACAATGGCCTGTTTGTTCGGGTCATGTTGTGATGCAGTGATGCTGTAGACCGAGTTGTTATCGGTCTCTGCAATGCTAAGGATGCGGAATAGTCTGGTAGAAACGTTACTGGTAGATATGGCAAATACAGTACCGTCACGAACCCATGCTGGAGTCGTTTTCAGCGTCACCACGTTGCCGGAAATGCTGCCAATCTCGTATTTAACGAACTTCCCGTTGCTACCCATGATTGACATGGTGTCGCCGTCTGATATCAGGGATGAATCAACCGCATCCACGGTAATTCTGTTACCTGCATGCGACATAATGCGGCCACCAAGACGCGCACCAGCATAGTTGTTATCCATGATTTCAACGATATCACCCGGCGTGAAGTGGATAGCATCGCGCGCCATCTGGAAAGACAGTCTGCTGCTTTCCCGTTTCGCCGTTTCAAGAAGCCATTTCCCAGCGCGCCATGCCTGACCGCGAGACGTGCAACCGAATGCTTCAATTGTTGTTTCGTTGTAGTTTCCGCGAGCGATCATCTCATCGTCGGAAACGTATTCTTTTACCTGCTCCCAACCGTTATCCGGATCAGTCCATGACACAACAACGGCATTGTATTTCTCTGATCGCTTCACGGAGCTACGCTTGAACTCGCCATCAACCACGTTGGCATTCGTGATTGTCGCAATCGGGTCCTGTGGCGCATCCAGCATGACAGACAGTCGCATCCCGTCCCACAGTGCTATACCGCGAAACATGCTCGCTATCTTGTCGAGAATGTCACGCGCACTCACCTGCTCGGTAATATAGGCATTCAGCGTCATCCTTGGTTCCTGCCCGCCGTAGCCATCGTTAACAAGCTGATCGCAATACTGTGAGAGGACGTACAGCGCACCGTCATCTATATCGATATAACCGGCACGTTTCGCCAGGCCAAAACGGGTATTCCTCGCCAGTTCACGGAACAGCCACGCCGGGTTGTTAGTCCACGCTTTTTTGAATCCGCCAGTCCATAGCCCTGAGTAAATTCTGGCAATTGGATCGTAGTTGTCAGGAACGTCCACAATCAGGCCGCGAAGATGGTATGTGCGACTAGGGGTGTCGGTGTACTGGTCACGATCAATAACTGCACCCGCAATGGCGGAGAACGGATAGCTAAGGTTGTCGTCGGTGATTTCACTGTAGCTATTCCAGATAGTGCCGTTGGACAGCAAATCGCTGCTGCTGTCGGGTGTAATGCGGCGAACGCGAATATCAAACGGCTTGATATCCGGAGCATCAATCAGATGGGCCTCAAGATACTCGCCTGATATCTTTCCGGTGATAGTCACGGTCTTTTCAATAACCCAGCCTGAAGCACCAGTTCTACTCTCCAGCACCATAGTGACGGAAGTGTTATTCTGATTGCCTTTAGTGTCCCGCTCAACCAGACCGGTCACACCAACGTTGAACCGCACCCGGGTAACGTCCTGATCGGTTATAGTGCGTACCAAAGGTGTATCGTATGTGACTTCCGTATTAACGATGGTTGTTGCTTCGATTGCTGAGAAACCGTTAATTGGTAACTGACTATCTGAGCCAGGCCGCCATGCCACACTGACGCCATTCACACTGACATTTCCGTTTGCATCGGTAACAGGCGTCTTGTTCAGTTTGAATGAAGAAAGGTGTTCCTGGTCAACGGGCCCGAAAATTGGACCTTCCGAAATTAGATCCAGTACCCGGTAAAATTGCTTTGATTTGAGATTATCGTCGAGGAGTTTGGGGGTTGATGCTTTGCCGCCGCCTGAAGACATAATGCCACCTTAGCTAATAGATTCCGTCCAGTCTTGGTTGTTACTTGTGTCAATACCGAGAGAAATGACGTTCGAGCCGACCTCCATTTCCCCGAGGAGGACTGGCACCGGGCGACCTTGCCCGACACGGTTTTCCGCACTGGTAAATGAGTTATTCGTTAGCGTGTTTGTCTCAGCCGCTTCCGCTGACGTTTTAGTTTTCATGTTGCGGGACATGTATACCGAGTACGCAATTGAAGCCACACTGACAGCAACCGCAATCCATGCCGCAGCAGCGGCAGTGATAGCGCCTTCGACTACCGGCACAAACAGGACTACAGAACCATCTTTCAGGTGGCGATCCAGATGCCATTGCATAGCCGATGCCTCAACATCCTCGCCCGCTATTCGGATCCGAAGTCTTGTATTGAGGAATGCTTTTTTGAATTCGTGATTCTGGGCAAGAAGCAGTCGCAGTCCCTGAGCGGGCGTATCTACGTTCAGAGGGATTTGGCGGTAAAATCGGCGTAAACTGCCAGCAAATTTAAAGATGAGCACTGTTCATGTCTCCATATGGAATGCATCTGCTTAACATATGCCGGACGCATTGGCTCTCTCCGGCTCAGGTGTCCGGCGTGGTCATGGTGAAGCACCATGTTTTCTTCGAGGAGAATCATTGCGTGGCAAGGGTCAGCGCCAGGGAATGGCTGCCTGATGATGACGTCACCTGGTTGCGCTTCGCCAGTCGATACCTGGCGGAAGCCGTTGAGAGGCATGTTGTTCAGATAAAGATTTTCACCACGCAACCACCACCCATTAGTGCGTTCGAAGTCAGGCAAGTCGATTCCGCAAAGATGATACGCGTCCCTGAAAAGGGTATAGCAGTCCATGATGCCATGTTCGAACCTGCGGCCCAGCAGGAATGGGACGGGCCTGAATTTCATAATCACACCATCGCAAGCCAGCCACCACGGAAGCCCACTGGATATCTGTGCATTGCGGTCTGCTCCTGACAGAAAAGGCACTACTCCAGGATGCGAGTGAAATACTGCAGTCACCTCTCCCTCGTCCTCTGCTGCCAGCCATTCATCATCGCTGATACGGAAGTGTTTTCCCGGGTCAGGGTGTATATTCCGGCAGCGGTATAGTCGTTCACCATCAATAATCAGTCCACATACTTCATCCTGCGACGATTCCGCATAATCAAGTAATTCTTGCATCAGGAAACCTTCTGAGAGCCGGGAAAACTGCTGATTGGCATTGGTTCAGGCCGTGGATAACGGAAGCGGCATCCGCTACGACGGTGAGAGCACTTGTCTTTCGCCGGGTCCGTGGTTGGATTGTCGCGCTCATCTGCAACTGGCGGCCCGTCATATCCACACCCAACGCCGCGATACTGCCACTGGCACACGTCAGCCAGAATAGTGCGAGCCGGGATAATGGCGTTATCGCAGTCAATCGGTGTCGCCAGCGTGTAGGTCACCTGTTCAAACGTCTCTTCCGTCATCTCCTCGACAACGTAGCGGGAAACGGCCTCCTGTGTCGGGTCTGCATCAGGATTACCGTTCGGAAAGTTAACCGCATCAAGATATTTTACCGGCACCTGACGCCTGGTGATTACCACGCCAAGCATGTCATCAAAATCGTGGTTAATCCCGGTAATCAGGCCGGTCACGTTCGCCACAACCATTGTTGGCCTGGCATAGGTCCCTTCGTTCTTTGACTCGAATCCTTCCACTGCTATCGGGTAAGCCTGGTACTGGTTGCCCTTCCAGATAACATTACCGTAATAGCCATTTGTACCGGAATGGAAGCGGATAAGGTCACCGCCATATGGTTGCAGGTCTGCTTCGAAAAGGTCAATGAAAGCGCCGACTCCGGCATCGACGCTATCTATAATCATACTGGCTGGTATGTCGCGCACAGCAATCTCCCATAAAAAAACCACCCGGAGGTGGCTACTGTCTGAATATCAGGGTGTTGCTAATCAATAACCCTGGTTAATGTATGCGTTCAGCCCGTCAGTGGTGGGACGCTGGCGCACTTAATGAAGGAGGGATGGCTGATTACCTCATTTAGGAGACAAAATGGAAAGAATAATTAACGATCTGATCCATCAGGTTAACGACCTAAAGAAAGAAAATCAGAAAATCAAAGTGGCCTCAAATTTCTTACTTTACAGCATTGTTTCAGCACTAGACGAGCGAGGCGGTGATGAGAAATTTAGCGATTCACTAAAAGCAAAGCTTAATGACGAACTGAGTAAAATTACTATGGGAGGCACATCAGTGCCAAAGCATGCAATCAATGAACTTATGCAACCACCGGTGAGAGCTATGTTTGGTAATAATCAGCCAGAACCGTTCTTGAAATAAACACTTAAGCCGCCGCCTCCAATTTTTCAGCAATATCACAGATTAGTGAGGCGGCCTTTTCAATCGCCTCCATCTCATAAGCAGAAAGGCTCGCATCGCCTTTTCGTTCCATTTCAATCTCCATACTGAATAACAGTAGCGATGGCATTTGTGAAGAATATACACCTAATCCCACCGATACAGTTTCGTTAACTAAATAAAGTGACTTAACTTTTAGGATGTATTTGTTCATTTTGTGCTCCTCGCTTCTCAGGTCTAAATTCATAACATCTCCCCTTATCGTGGTACTTGTTCAAACGTTGCCGTCAATTCAAATAGCGGCCCCGTCTTCGTTAAACTCCAGGAGCGGCAGACAAACAGCGCCTGAACTCCGGTATCAGATGGCGTCCAGTAAAACGCTTCTACCGCCATTCGAGCCCTGAGAAATGCCTCAGCATCCTTCGCGGGGTTGCTACGGCACGCTCCGCTGACGCCGCGAAAGGTGAGAGAGTATTTATCCATGAGCGGATTTATACCCTTGGTCTGGCGCTGCTCGTAACCGTCACCGAGCTTAACAACGGCTACGTTTGGGGTACGTTCAACCTGGTACGCTCGCTGTGGTGTCCATGTGAATGTTTCTGGCATTGATTACTCCCAATAAAAAACCCGCCGAGGCGGGTTGTACGAATCTTGATACCTTGTCAGAAGCCAGCTACCAAGTCTTTCAGTTGCTGCTTTGCGTTTTCAATGGATTGAGTTTCAATATCTGCCAAGGAAACGTCTTTATCTAGCGGGAGATTAACAAAGACACGAATCCCCTCGTGGCGAAGGGCATAATCCTTAAATTCAACTGTAACCAGCACACCCTGTCCATTCGCGTTATCGAAAGCAGTGATGTTGCCAACTTCTGTTTCCATTGCCATTGCTTGGCTCCTTTTCAATATTCAAAATCAACGCTTATTTCTAGGCTGTATCATACCATTTGGGCGGTTGGCTTGGTCATTGATCTGAAACAGAGCAACCTGCTTCATAGATTTAACAATCCACGCCTTTGTTGCATCGTCTATGCCGCCGGTGGTGTTAATTTCGAAGGTAATGTGCTGAACTACGCTGCTGCCACCACTACCACTTCCATGCATATCTCGGTTGCTAATCACCCGCCCGTTATCACCCGGTATCATGTACTGACTACCATTGCTGGCCTGAAATATTTCAGGCTTTCCGTGCTCGCCTACCCGATACATAGAACCTGCATCTACAGGCCCACCGTTGTAGCGAGCACCTGCCACCGCCATTCCTTTTGCAGCCAGCAATGAACCGGCATATGCAGTCTGTCCAACAGCAGCAGCGCTACCCATGGTTGCGATTGAAGCGCTTATTGCGGCCGGAGCCCATGCAGATGCAGC